TCTTCTGATAATCGTCGGTCTGTCTTCATGTCACTATTTCTTTTCCGGAAAGTTTTGCCGTCACCTCGGCCTGATCTCGCTTCTTATGCGAAAAAAATGTCGGAGCCGTCCCCTAAACCTGATGAAGGTTTTCTCCGATATATAAGAAGGACAGTGCCTAAGCTGTTCCCTCCCGGCTGGGATTTGACTTTGTACCCGAATGCTTGTCTTTCGGCTACATTGCCTATCAAATCGTGTCGGACGCGAGGTCTATCCGAGGGTGGTTCTAGAGCTGAATATCTCTTGAATGGTATTTCCCGTTCAGACTTACCGTCTGAATTCAACGCCTCTTCTGAGGAGTTGAGCCGTATCATTCAGAAGGCGAACGTTGCTGCGGGGTGGACAAGACACCAGACGTTCGTCTTGGAAGCTCTCACGAGAGAGTCTCCTATTGATATTTGTCCGTCCAGACTTCGGTCTGTCGAGACGGGGGGTAAGTGGAGGACAATTAGCGTTGGTGACGTTAATTGTAATTTAGCTAGGCCTCTACATACTGCTATCTATAACCACATTTCACGCTTCAAGTGGCTTTTACGAGGGGATGCTAAGCCGCGAAGGTTTGCTGAGTTTTCGCCTCAACCAGGTCAAGTTTTTGTCAGTGGCGACTATGAATCTGCTACTGATAATCTTAATGGTTGGGTTCAACGTGAGTTGTTGGACTTAATCCTTAACCAGGCAACTCAGATCCCGAGAGGGATTGCAGACCTTGGTAGACAATTGCTCCGGACTCCCATGCAGTGGGAGGATGATGGCCCGGTTGTTTATCAGGAGCGTGGACAATTGATGGGAAATTTGATTAGCTTTCCCCTCCTCTGTCTCGTTAATTACCTAGCATTTAGGTACTTTTCGGGATCGAGTGGACCCGTCCGCATCAACGGGGACGATATCGTTTTTCGTAGTACCCCTGCGGAATACGAACGTTGGAGGGATGGAGTTAATCGATCCGGTCTAGTCCTTTCACCCGGGAAGACGATGGTTGATCGTCGTTACTTTTCACTAAATAGTACTCTTTTCAAGGCATTTGATCGAAGGGTTGATATAGTACCCTGTATCCGCTCCACTGCTTTCGGTCTTCGGACTGATTGCGGTGGTGTGGAAACTCTGCGGGGGAGGTACAACTCGTTTTGCCCTGGGTTTTTTGGATCCAGGCGATCATTGCTTCGGATTGAGTTCTTGAAGTGGAATGCTAAGTATATCCTGTCTTCGGACAGGTCTATTTCCCGTGGACTAGGTCTTCCTGTCTACCGTCATGAGCTTATTCATAGCCACCTCTGGGATCGAGAGGCCCATTACCTCTCTATGGAGGTCGAAAGACCTCTTCCTGTTTCGAAAGGGCATTTGGAACAGGATAAGGTCCCGGAGGGTTGGGAGCTACTTGAGGTAGACAAGCTGACAAAGAAGATGCGCGAAAACCTCCGTCTGATCGGACCCGAGTTTATAGCTTGTGCCTGGTCGGATCCAAAACGCGTTGGAGGTTTGGACAAATTCGATTACAAAGCCGAGGTTGTTAGGACGGGTTCTGGTCCTTTCCTCGGCCACTGCAGGAGGCCGCTAAAACGGTTGGCTGCCTTGCTGGGGTTGTCTCCGGCTAATACTAGGCGCTACCTTACACCTCGTGTGAGGCGTCCGGTGGAGTATTGGTGGAGGCGTAATCGGATTCGAGTGTGGCAACCAGTCAGTCCCTTACGGGTTACTGAATCGCGCCAAGAGAGTGATGAGGTTGTGGAGGTTGTGCATGGTTGTTTCCGTGCGTTTCCTCCGCCTCCTTGTCTTTGTGAACAGTGATAGGCCAGCTCTGGCGAAGGGGACTATGAGCCCCGACCACCTGCGGCGTTGCCTTCGGGCCTGTAGGTGAGGACGGACCTTTAGTGGATTCTAAAGGTACGGGAATCGTAAGATTGCTGCGTAACAGGCGGAGTCGAAACGTCTCCTCGGCCACGAGTACGTGGTAGCAGCTGTGACGCGGGTTGGAACCCCGTGATTAACACCCGGTAAGTTGTCGTCTGCGTCCGACCCTCCCGCAAGGGAGTGATGGGCTAGCGTCAGAGCAAAGTGAGATGGGCCGAAGCCTCTCGACAATGTCTTCCACGGAC